TGGCTTGTCTGGCTATGTAATTACTCATCTGTTGTCTGAGATCAAAAGACTCAACACGCGAGTCGATGAGATCTATAACATACTACTTGACAGGTAACATTTTCCTATGGCAAGAAAAGCGACTAAGAATCTAGTTGAGCAAGATTATTCAGCTCTTGATGCTTACTGCATTGGGATGTATGAGTTCGCTCAAAGCCTTCAGCGAGCAGGTTTTGATGAGGAAACTGTACTAGGAATTATCGTGGAGCGATCAGCCTATCCTGCTTGGATCTTGCCTGATCCGATAGAGCCAGAACGCTTCGGTGATTACGAAGATGAGGACGATGATTAAAAAACGCTATCTGGTTATTTCGGATCTTCAGATTCCTTATCACCATGAGCAAGCAGTTAAAAATCTTATCAAGTTAGTAAAGCGTGAGAAGTTTGATCTTGTATTAAATACAGGAGATGAACTAGACATGCAATCTCAGTCCAAGTGGGCTAAAGGTACGCACCTAGAATATGAGGGGCAATTAGATGCCGATAGAAGTCTGGCTCAAAGCATTCTCTGGGACTTGGGAACCACCGACATCACTCGATCCAACCACACAGATCGTCTTTACCACACTCTCGTTAGAGGAGCTCCTAGTCTCATCGGACTTCCAGAACTCGAATACTCCCGCTTTATGGGTTTCAATGACTTGGGGATCCGTTTTCATAAGAAGCCATTTGAATTCCATAAAGGCTGGGTCTTAGTGCATGGAGACGAAGGATCGATGAACACTAATGCTGGACTGACAGCTCTTGGTCTAGCGCGTAAGTTTGGCAAATCTGTGATTTGTGGTCACACCCATAGAGCAGGTATCAGTGCCTTCACAGAGGGCATAGGAGCCTCATACAGGACTTTATGGGGCTTAGAGGCTGGGAATGTCATGGACAAGAAGAAAGCCTCTTATTTGAAGGCTGGCAGTGCTAATTGGCAGATGAGCGTAGCAGTGATTGAGACGCATGGAGACCGAGTTTCTCCGATGCTTGTGCCTATTAACAAGGACGGATCATTTACATTGTACGGGAAGTTGTACCAGTAAATCGTTATCGTTTCGTTACCTAAATATGCTTGACCATGTCCTACCAGCGTGAGATTCTAATTCTTAAGCGATCAAGGGCATCGCTACAGATAGGTACAAAAATGAAAATCACAGCAAAAGACTTTGATGCACTAACAGACACAGCTATGGGATGGAAAGGTAATGATTGGGAAATCCAGTCAGATCGTTTCTTGGATAAAGTCTCTTTTGATTGGGCTGTCTGCTATTGGGTAGATTCAGCAGCTGCTTTAATCTTAGCTCGAACATTCCTAGAAGATAATGGTCATGCGTTTGAAGAATCATACGATGACAACATGGAGTCTTACATACTACTCACTAACTATGACATGTACCAGATGGCGGTGAGCGCATAATGGCTACCATCGAGGTTTATTACACACCAGCAGCTGAAAAGTATTACTGCCTTTATTGCAGCTTTGACATGACTGCCACAATGGTCTGCACAGATTGCAACGAATACAAAAGCGCAGTGACATTGCAAGAATTTGTGGAATTTAATGGTCATTATCCAAAACTAAGGGCGGTCAAGTAATGAGCAATCAAGACAAGATGCTGTTAATTTGCATTATAGGAATCTTTATAAGCATGAGCGTTGTAGCCTTTGATGCGTATAGACTCGGCAAAGAGCGAGGCATTCGTGAGGGTTGGCATCGGGGTCGATCCCTTAGCAGACAGGAATTCTGGGAAGAATGAAATATCAGGAGATTTTACAAAGTGCCAGCGACATCGTGCAAGATCGTGGTCTCAACGACTACGGTCACCCAGCTGATAACATGCAACACGCAGCAATGCTCATCTCAGCATACTTACAGATGCCAGTCATGGACTATCAAGTGTGCGCCATACTTGCACTCGTCAAACTTGCCAGAGCAACCACTGGAAATCCAGACAAAGCCGATAACTACATCGATGGAGCAGCTTACATTGCTTTGATGGGGCAATTAGCAACAGAGGAGAATGAACTCTATGTTTAATCTGGACGAATACACCACAGTTAGAGAAAGAGTTATCGAATTCTGGAAAAGGAATCCCAATGGTCGTATTGAAACTGAGATACTTGAATGGTCTGATAAGCGTTTTATCGTTGTTGCAAGGCTTTATCGAAATGTGGAAGATGAAAAGCCATTTTCCACTGGTCTTGCAAATGAGGTTATTACAGACAAAGGTGTTAATAAAGATTTTGCTCTGGAAAACGGTGCTACTTCAGCGATTGGCATCGCATGTGCTAATGCAAATATCGGAATAGATAAGCACAAAGCCAGCCGCGAGGAGATGCAAAAAGTAGTAGCACAAAAACCTATTAAGCCTGCTGTTGCAGATGTTCAAGACTATTGGACTACTCCAGTCAATGAATACATGAAGGTAGTTGATGCACCACAAACGCTAGAGAAAGCAATAGAGAATGTAGCTGTAATCATCGGCACATCTGAAGCTGCTGAAGTACCTCAATGTAAGCATGGCAGCATGGTCTGGAAAACTGGACACAGCACAAAGACTTCAAAGGATTGGGCTGCTTATCAATGCACAGCTTTAGGACACGCAGGCTATGAGGGCAAATGCCCTGCAATTTGGTATGAAATCAACAGTTCAGGAAAGTGGCAACCACAGAAAGCGAGAGTATAATGGGTTATGTAGAAGTGTATAACATTGATAAAGATGGTGAATGGCAGGATCTAAATGACATTCCATTTATTACTACGGTTAATTGTCAGCTATGCAATGAGCCTACACAGGCACACGACATTATTGTTACAGCTCGTATTGTTGAGGGTGAAGTGGTTGCAGGCACATGGCAGTGCAGAAAGTGCAACACAGTAAATGGCTAGCAAAGAGAATCTACTTGTAGCCTTGATCTTGTTCTTGTTTATTGGCGGGGTTGCTATGGGTTACATGGCTGGGATAGATCATTAGTCAAGCGAGGAAACACAGAGGTTTTCGCACAGAGCGAGTTGTTGCACAGTACCTATCGACTGTGTGGGCAGGCGCATGTGTGGGAAGGGGTAGTGGCAAGGATATTGTCAATGTACCGTTTGATGTTGAAGTCAAAGCCCGCGCTGGATTTCAACCACTTGCATACATTAAACAATTAAAAGCTCGGACAGCCATTTCGGGGGAATTAGGCTTCGGAGTTATTAGACTCAACGGACAAGGTGAAGATTGCGGTGAATATGCCTGCATCATCCGACTTGAGGATCTATTGCCACTACTCATATTAAAGTACGGTCACTTAGACAAAGAACCTACAGAAGCAGATATTGACCGTTGTTCTGGATGTGGGTCATACATGATAAGGAAGTGTTTTACTTGCCAGCCTACGATTACAGATGCGACAAATGCAATCTCAATCAAGAAGTCACTCATGGATTCGACCATCGACCAATAGTGCCATGTCCATACTGCAATCGATCAATGAAGAAAGTTATAGCTGCAACTCCTACTATCTTAAAGGGCAAGGGCTTTTACTCAACCGATAACCGATAAAGATTGGGGGTCAGTAATGCAAAACGCCGATCTGACCAGCACTTATAGAAATGAATTTGACACGCACGATACACTTTGCAAGCAGAACGCATCAGGCGTTCAGCCCGAGCCGCCGAAGCGAATAGCTCGGGGGGTGCTAGCAGTAGTTATTGGGATACTGCTATGCATAATGCCTAATGCAGGTTCTACAAACTTAAACGATATATCTATGACTCCTAAACAATATGCTTATTACTCATTAGGAGATGTTAAACAATATAAATGCTTAGCTACTTTGTATGGTAAAGAGTCAGCATGGAATCCAAAAGCATATAACAAAAGCAGTGGCACAGTAGGCATACCACAAGGCAAGAGTGTATGGCTACTAACAGCTACTCCAATCCAACAGGTTGAGTGGGGCTTACGCTATATTAAGCACAGGCATGGCACACCATGCAGGGCACTCAATCATTGGAAGCAATTCAATTGGCATTAGAGAATATAAACCATCGAAGATACAGGGTACATAAACAACGAGTATTCGATAGAGATGGGCGCATCTGTGCTATGTGCAATACAGATGAAGGCGATATGCACATTGATCACATCATTCCAAGAGTAGCTGGTGGAGATCACTCATTAGAAAATTTGCGGGTGCTTTGTGCTGCCTGCAACCTACGCAAGGGCTCACGCTCAGATCGTGTTTTTTTAGGACGCACGGCTAC